TGCTGCTGTCGCGATGTCAACTGCATCACACGGCAGAGACCACGGCCTCGTAGCTCAGCACGGTTTCCCGACCACGAGATTCGTCTGGCGTGGTGACACTCTCGCGCTCGATCAGGTCATGAAGGCAGAACGATTCGGAATCGAGGTCCAGTTGCATGGTTGCCTTGTCGCGCATGAGCAGCACCAACTTACCCGCCCACAGCGCGTGATCCTCGGCGGAGGTATCATCCACCTGGGAAAACAAGTGGACGTCCAGCTTCACGCGAGCGGTGTGTGGCATGCCGGGTATAGGCTTGGATTCCGTGGGATTGAGAACCACGCATGGGCGCGTGCGGATGTCATCACGACGAGCGACATGGAAGGGAACGGACTCAGGGATTTCCGCAGGGCGGTGACTGGTCATCCACTCGGCCAGCAATGACGATAAGCGGTCTTCGATCAAGTTGGGCATCTTGGCCGTTGTATGCGCGTCAACCGGCACGACGACCCAGTGCTCGATTCGTGCGGTCATTGATTTTGCGTAGCGAGGTGGCGAGTGCTTTGCGCAGTCGTCCCGCTGCAACTTCCAGCGCGAGACTCACGGTCTTGTAGGTGGTCACATCATCGATGTAGTCGAGATTGTTCACCAGTGTGACCGATGCCTTGTCGCCAGTCTTGATCACTGCACTACCGGGAGCCTGCTTGTGACGAGTCGCCCACTGCACCGCCCCGCGGATCCTCCCACCAATCGATTTACCCGCATTGATCCACGAGCCTTTCGCAAAGCCGACGCGCTTCTGGATCTTGGCGATGTATGTCTCGCGTGCCTTGGGACTGGTGACGATTTGCTTGGGCTTCTCCCCACCGAGTTGCCCCCACTGATGCAGGTTCGGGTCGAGACGGCCAACGGCAAGATCATTCCATCCGCTACTCGATTGGCGAAGATTGTTTTCTGCGCGTTTGAATCGTCGATTCTGGATGTTGGCCCAATAGCGGTCGGCTGCTTGCGGGTCAGACTTACGCAGTTCCTCGTAGGCATCAGAAGGTAACGCGAATACACCGGCGATGTCTCTGGCCACAGCATCCTCACCAATCTTGCGAGCTTTGTCAGAAAACCCGAACGGGCGGGTGTTGCGCGCTAGCTCCACCGATAGGCCACGCGCCTCCTGCTTCACGAGTGATTCCACCGTGCGTCCAATTTTTTCTGGATGACGTCGCAGCAAGCGCACCACATCCGCTGTGCCATCGAGTCTGGCTGTGATACGCACGTCACTCATCGGTGGAGGATAGGCTGAGGGTGAGTAGTGGAGATCGCGGATGACGGCTCACGCGATTGATGCGATAGTGTGCACCATCCACTTCCATGCGTTCCCCGAGCTTCGGTAGAGCGGCAGGAAATGCGAGCTTTGGCACACGCAGGCTCAGATCTGGCGAATCCACAAAGCCGCCAATATCGAGTTGCTGCTCGTTGCGATTGCGACTGACCAGCACGAGCAGGTTGATGCCGTTCCAGCGCGCTTTCACTCCATGTTCCTGGAGAAGTTGTTGTAGGTCGCTGAGGATGTCAAATTCGAGGGACATGCTCTTGATCGCTTGTCAAAAAAAAATCACCCCCTCCCAGTTTCCCGAGAGAGGGCGACTACGAATCAGAGGGAAATTTAGGCAGGGCGAATGATCCGCTCGATCACCGGCTTGTTGCCCGTGGCGAAGCCATACATGAGCGTGAAGCTCACTTCTTGCTTACCGAGGCGACCGTCATAGCGATCACGCACCTGAATCGAGAGGCCAGTGCGCGGGTCGGTAACGACGCGGATGACGGTGTCACCAGTGTTGGCTGGAACATCCGGCACGCGGGCAGCCATGATGAGTCCCTCGCGAATACCGGCGAATCCGACCAATCGTTCACCATTCTCGGGAAGAGCCGAGTATTCGATTACAGTAAAGCCGTTCACGTCGGGCAGCATTCCAGTGACCACCACATTGCTCGCAGCTGGGGTGATGTAGGCCTTGTAGAGTGCCTCATCCTTTTGCAGTGCGTTGTAGTAGTCCGAGTTGACGAACATGAAACGACCCATGTCTGGGATGAAGCGCTTGTTGAGCTTGGTGCTGACATCCACCACGGCGTTGCGACCGAAACTGGCTACCGCGATTTCCGTCTTATTGGTGAAGTTCGCGTTGATGATGAGCGCCATCAGGTCGTCACTCACCTTGCGACCGAGAGCGTAAGCTACCTTGTCTGCGTAGCGTTGGTTGAGGTCGATCTCACTTGTCGAGCGTTCGACGTCGGTGATGGCATAGCCCGCGTAGGCGTGCTTGTTGATTTTGACGCTGACATCGACCTGAGCCTGATCGTCAGGGACGTAACCTGTAGCAGGAACGAAATCCTTGGCCACAGTTGGCGTGACGATGTGGGTGACGATGTCCTGATTGAACTTCACGCTCGCCGATGAGAAGTCGGTAGCAATTTGTCCAAGGAGCGGGAACTTTGCCTGTAGCGTGGTGAGCGCGGTCTGGGCGATGATGGCAGAATTAACTGTGGCGTGTGAGTTGGGCATGGCAGGTTAGCGGGTGAAATGTTTGGCGAGGTGTTGTTGATAGAAGGCGGCTGCTTCCACGGGCTTGTGATCGCTGACGATCTGCTCGTATTGGGCGACGAGTTCGTTCAAGGTGCTTGCTTGTGGGACTTGTTGAGAGTCGCCCGCTGGGGTGATGCTTGCGGGAAGCGTGGTGCCGGTAGAGGCGACGACGCGCGCGACTTCGAGTTGCAGTCTCCGGTCGAAATCTGCCTGCGATGCTTGGAGTGCTGTGATGCGCGAGTGTAAGGTGGCGGATTCCTGCGCGGCTGAATCACGCTCGATGGTGAGCGATTCGAGTTGGGCCGTCAGAGTTTCCACTTCACCGCGCAGGGCATCGAGCGCCGTGGAGTTTTCGGTGAGGAGTTCGGTTTGTGCCTGATAATCCCGCGTGAGGTCATCGACCTGGGTGCGGGCTTCGAGAAGTTGGTCTTCGAGTGAGGTAGTCATCGCACGGGAACTCGTGTCAACCGCTGCGTGATAGACCTTGAGGCGGCGCATCGCTTCGGCGCGGTCTGGAACCATGCCTGAGAGGTTGTGGCGCTGGGCTTGGCGTCCGCTGAATGTCTGGCCTTCCATGGCATCAGGTGGAATCGCGCGGCCTTTTGCTAGAACTGCTGCATGAAATTCACCGGCGATTTCAGCGAGGTTCGATTGGATCAGCTCGCGTTGGTCGTCGGTCAGTGGAGTGCCAGGAGCACCCATCGCCTTGTATTTTCCGACCGAGAAAACCTCCACCTTGATACCTGCCGCGTTGATGGCAGCCGAACGATCGACCACCGCTTGCACCACACCGATAGACCCGACTTGAGCGGATGGCGTTGCATAAACGGCACGAGCTTGGCTGGCGATCCAATAGGCAGCGGATGCCATGAGGCCGGATGAGAAAGCATAGACTGGCTTCCTCTGATCGAGTGTGGAAACCGCAGCAGCTAGTTCTGGAGTGCCTGCCACGGTTCCACCTGGAGAATCGATGTCCAAAAACACCGCCTTGATGTCGGGACGCGAAGCGGCCTCTTGAATTGCAGCTCCGATTTCCTCGGAGTCGGTCGCGCCCATCAGCACCCGGGCGAAGATGTCGGGCTTGCGGATGATGGGGCCGCTGATTGATACCGTGGCCACGCCGTCTTCAACGGATAGAAGAGAATTGGATGGTTGGTCACGGACGACTGGGCTGCCGAGCGCACGGAAAGAATCTGCCGTAGCGATCATCGACCGAAGTGCATCAGGCTGGATCAGCCATTCGCGATTTTGCAGGAGGAGCGAGTTCACGCTCGGGTATGGGTGTCAACGAGGAGCCGGATGGCTTCCACAGCATCTCGACCGGAATGCCGTATTTTTCTGCCGTCTCAAGAATGAGTTTTGCATCGCTGGCACGGCGCTCGATTTCCTCGCCGAAGTCAGCACCGAGTTCTTGGAAGTGATCGGATAGCGTCTTGAGTCCCATTTCCACGTCCGCACGGTTTTGTTGGGCTTCGCGTCCAGCATCGACTGTCACACGTTTCGGAGGAACTGAGGAAATCTTCCACCAGCCTTCGATGGGCGGCAGGAGTCCGCGGTTGATCGCGTCACCGATCACGTAGGTCCAGATCGGCCTGATCAGGCGGCGTTCGAGGATCATCTGGCGGAATGAGAACCGGCGATCAGCTTTGGCGACGATCAAGCGCACGCCTGCCCCGCCGATCTTGCTCGAATCCGCTGCGAACTCGAAGGGAATCATGCCAAGAGCCGAATCACGCCGCAGGTGCTCCAAGAAGCCGGTGAAGGTGGGACTGGGTCGGTTCGACTGAAAGCTCTCGATGGATTCGTCGGGTTTGAGCGCCACCAGCTTGCCGCCCACGATCTTCTGGAGCGTAACAGGATCACTCGGATCATTGTTGCCCGCCGCTCCCCCGACAATGAAGTCACCATTGTCATCGAGTTCGCCACGGGCAGTTTTGAGGATGCGGGAAATATCGGCGTTGTCCTTCACTGCATGTTTTTCCAGCGCCAGCAGCTCGATTTCATCGAGGACGTGGTTGATGGAATGCTGGATGGTGGGATGCGACCTCACTCCACCCGCCCATTCCGGTTCGTGGATGTGCAGCACTGAGGCGGATGGCAGGTCGCGGGATTTTCCGCTGTCCTCCAAGGCGCGATAGAAGATCGGTGCTCCCCATGCATCGAGGCCCACGCCATCGATGGTTTCCCTGGAGCCGAACTGGTCGCCGATGCGGTGGGACTCGATCAACTGGATGCGTGGTTCGCCCATGCTATCGCGAGTTTTGTGGACGAAGTATTCGCCATCGATGTCCATGCCACGGCAGACGAGTGCCTGACATTCCTCGAACGAAAACCGGCGTGTGACTTCGCAGCGGGCCGACCACAGCGCGAAGTAGGCCTCGGCGGCACGATTCCACTCAGGCTCTGGTGATTGCGCCTGCACGCGGATGCCGTCCCCAGTCGAGTAGATCGCCATGTTGGCGACCAGTTCGCGAACGAAGCCGGAGTTCTTGTGGAGGTAGCGCGACTTGCGCACCAATTCCGAGCGCACCGCTGGTGTGAGTTCCTGTCTTGCGTCCGTGGGGGCAAATCCCGGAACCAATCCACGGCGGGACGACCAGTTGGCAGACTCGTAGGGTGATCCCCATGCCTTGGGGACTAATACCGGCGGCAGCCATTTGAGGACGAAAGATTTGAGCGGATTCATTTTGGGAGGTGGCCAGAGATGAAGGAAGCGGCGACGTTGCGCTGGCGACCATACGTCGCAGGATCGAGCACCTTGAGTGCGTAGCCGCATTCCTCAAGGACCTGATCGACGGGCATCGTGAACTGCTTCGAGACGGAGGTTTCCGCGTCGTTCCAGTTCATGATCGTCTTGCCTTCCATGAGCAGCGACTTTGCCCGCTGCTGGATGGTAAGCACTTCGGCAACAGTGAATCCGGTGATGAAGAGTCCGCGAGCCATGGTCATTTTCCTTTCCAGGTGGAGTTGCGACCTCGTGTGTCGATGTGAACGAAGCCCGAGGAGGGATAGAAGCCAAGACCACCCACGAATTTGCCCGCCTTGCGCCATGCGATGAGTCGTTCATAAACGCGCTGAGTGCTCAAGTCATCGAAGGTAATGTCGAGTGCACTAAATTCTTTGTGCTGACTGAATTGTGCGCCACCGACAACCTTGTTGTATTCAGGTGAGCGGTAGGAGCTGAGGATGCGGCATGGTCTGCCATAAGACTCACGCAGTTCATCAACGATGCGCAGGACAGGCACGATGTTTTTCCAGAGGGGTTGAGGAGGTGTGCTGTTCTTCACTCCTTTACGCTGCGCCGCGAAATACGATTCGAATTCATCTGCGTTGAAGTGACGAAATTTCTGGGAATCGAACCAGTCGCTGAATTTACTCATGATTCTTCATCGGGGGTGTCAACTGTTGTTGAGGCTTCTCGTCCTACGATCTTGAGCATGGTGGCAGCGGCGACCTGCATGGATTCGGCATCGAACAGGTGATTGCTACGTGAACCGATTCGCTCCCACATCCACTTGCCGTTCTTCTTGATACGGTGCTCGCTTTCCATCTGCGCGAGATAGTCCTCATCGATGTCATCAGGAACTTCCCAGACTGGTCCGTCATCAGGGTTTTGATTTCGGCGCAAGCGCGCGAGAGTGTCCTTGATGTTGAGGTTCGACCAATAGAACACCGAACATGTTTGCCCACGACCTAACACGACCTTGCGCCGTGGGGAATAGAACCTCTCGATCGATTTGCGACCCTTGACCTTGTGGGTAAACGTCGCTCGCTTGTCGCCCATGAGAGCGGTCCATCCGTGAGCGGCACATTCGCGGTAGACGTCATAGGTGGCGTAGCCCGCATCGATAAAAACTAAGTTCGGGTGAATGCCAAATCGTTCCTGCACGGATTGCACATCGGTGAACGTCAGCACACGCTCATTCCACATCAGGCGGCTGGATCCGTCCTCGGCCCATGCGCGAACGACAAGAAACAAGTGGTCCATCTGGCAATCGACCGTGAGTATGCGAAGTGGACATGCGCATGGCTCACCGGCTGGAACCAATCGTCCTTGCGCATCAACTCCTGCCTCGCCGTCCCACGTTTCGCCTTTGAGATAACCGCCTGGGACGATGTCGAGTTTGTAGTCTTCTAGGTATTCACGCCACGCCAGAGCCAGACGTTTTTGGTAGAACTGTTGAATGAGACTCACGTCGCCTTTGCGAGCTGCGGCTTTGGCTCGGAGGTAAAGTTCAGCCAGTCGCCCCCAACTCATAGCGCACAGGGCATTCCAGTGGAATCCTGCGTTTTCTTTCGGGGCGTTTGGATTCGTTACGAAGTATCGGCCCGACAAATTCAATTCGCGGCGGGTGCGGTCGCTATCCTCGAAGTAATGATTGCATGCAGCGCAACGCATGGAGCTGGTGTCGCGCACCTTCTGGAAATCCCACTCACCTGATTCATCGCGGGCGTCTTTGCTCCATTCAACTTGCTCCCACTTGAACGGCTGGCGTTGGTGGCAGTGAGGACATGCAAAGGTCCATACTCGCATGTCGGTGGTTTCATGCTTGCGGTGAGTGTCGTCGTCTTCCTCACCACCCTGTGACATGAACAGGCATTTGCCCAACCAACCGAATGCGGTGACGCGGGCCTCTGCTTCCGCCATGTGGCCCGTCGGCCAGCGCCACGTCTCGTCTCCAATGAGCCATCGAATCGAACGTCGCTGAAGATTGGTTTTGTTGTGAGCCCCTAGCACCCATAGCGTCATGCCATTGTTGAAGTGAACGGTAGCCAGACGCTTTTTATGACGATTGGCAGGGTAAAGAGAGCGCACAGTTAGGCACTCGTCGAAGAGTTTCTGAAGCCGGCTCTCACTCTGATCTTTTGCGTCATCGTCGGTCTGATCGAGCCATAGCGTGGGACCTGGATGGTTTGCGATGATGTGTGAGAGACCAAGCTCACCGACAGAGGTTTTGCCGCTCTGAATTGCAGCGATGATGCTTACGATGCGGATCTTTGGATCGACCAAGGCCTCCATTGGCTCGCGCATCCATGGTGAGTTTGCTGAACGGAATCGCCCGGGGATGGGGGAGTAGGGGATCGAGGTGATATGTTCCTCGCACCATGCCCACGGTGGACGACGATCAGGAGGACGCCATGCTTCACACCAGATGCGCTCTAATCTTTTACGTGAGGGTTCGATCTTGTTCATTCGCCCTGATGGAGAATCGTCAACACCTCGTCGATGGCGCGGCGGGCTTCTTCTTGGATTCCTGTGGCATCGAG